TGTATCCCCAAGTTTTAAATACTTTGGATTTCCATAGATCACTGTGGGATCTTCTGTGTTTGAAGATCCCACAAATCTGATATGCCTGATCTGGAAGTTGTTATTGGTGTATTTCCTGACCAGATCTTCCACAGCGTCCAACATTTCCTTCAGGGATCCAGTGCTGATATCCTTGAATTCCGGATATTCCTTCACTTCTTCAACAGACAAAATCATCAGACCCCCCTTTCAGATCATTCTGTTGCAAACTTGGCAATGATGATCTTGGAAGAATTGGTCACAGCAACACCATAATATTTTGTGGCTGTGATATCATGCTTCTGCTTCTTAGGAAACCATTCGTGATCGACCTGTGTATCTTTCTTCAGGAAGATAGTGACAGCAGGAAGTTCATCCTCTGTGTACTCTGTCTCTGCACTGTCAGCTTCACACTTGATGATAGGGTTTGCCCAGTGTTCAGGTAAGGATGCAACACCTGCCGTAGTAGTATCAACTTCAACAGTTCCTGCAGTGCTTTCGATAGTAGCAACAGGGACACCAGATCCTTCTTTTCCACTCTTCTCTGTCAGCGTTACGACACCAGAAGAAGAAGTTGCGGTATAAGTGCTGTTTCCGCTGAAAGCGTTCTTCACTGCTGTTGCGCAAGCTGTGACGGAAGCCCCAGATGTAGAATCCAGAGTGACATTAACACCTGCAACACTAACCTTGTCACCAGATGCTACTGTTCCACCAAAGGTAACAGTGTAAACACCCTGCACTGCTGTGACAGCGTCAACCTTCTTCACTTTCTTGGACTTCTTGATCCAACACCCTGCAATCTGACCAATAGCACCAGTCACAGCAACACCTGCTGTGAATTTATCTGCAGAAATAAACTGCGGATCTATCAGCAGTGCTTCAGCCTGAAGCGGATGGATGAACATGACCTTGTCAACACCATCTTCTTCATCCTCAAATTTGACCACTGCATCAACAATACCTGCATAACCGATTTCATCAGCAGTTTCATCTGCTACGATTGCACCATCTGCTTCAGAAGCATAGATTGCAGTCAGAACATCATTGTCAACCTTGTTGACAATGGATTTAGCAAGCTGTGTATTCGCCTGACCAACAGGATCACCAAGACCGCTGTTGATAGCAGTCTGCAGGATAGAAACAGACTTACCTGCGCACTTGATCGTGAATGTGCGACTTGTAGCAGTCAGTCTGGTTGTCTCAATTTCTCCATCGGTGTCATACGCAGTTTCAGGATCAAAATCTTCTGCGTCACCAATATAACCCCATGCAGGGACTGTCTTAGTATCACCTGCTACACCCTGCAGTGTGGTATCAACCTTTGCATATGGTGTAATTTTGCACTGCGCTTCAATCTTCGCTTCAATCATATCCCCCATGACTTCGGGATTGATAATGTTTCCAAGTTTTGTGGTTGTACTTGCCATAGTTAACCCCCTTTATTCTTTTCCAGAAAGTTTTCTATACAGTTCTGGATTTTCGTTGAAAAGCTGATTCTTCTGCTGATAACCCATCTTCCTGAATTCATCAGCAGTGACACCATCTTTTTCACTCTGTTTATCAAGTTTCTTTTCATCAATGATCTTGGTACTGGTTGTCTCAAACTGCGCAGGATACTGTGTTTTCAGTCCTTTGAGTTTGTCATCCAGTCCCTTGATCTGACCATCATCTGACAGTTCCGGTTTCCAGTCACCATCATGTTCCATCTTAAACATCAGATAATCAACGTCATCAGGTTTTGCACCTGCAGACAGCAGTCCGATCTTCAAAGCGGATTCTGTCCTTGCTTTGACCGCTTCTTCCTGCAGTGTCTTGATCTGGTTCTGATAGTCTGTGATCTTGTTCTGGATTCCTTCATTGTCCTTGGTCTGCTTCTGAAGCTGTGCAATCAGGTCTGTGGATTTCTGATGTTCCGCTGTCAGATTGTCATGGTCACTTTTCAGTTTCCCATATCTGACATCAAGATTTTCTTCACTTGCTGTGTAGATCTTGTTCGCTTTCATTCCATCGGTGATTGCTTTCTGCTGTTCCGGTGTCAGACCTTCAATGGTCTTTAACAGTTCCTGTAATGTCATTCTTATCCCCTTTCAAGACTTACAATTTTTACCAGTTATGTCTGGATCTTTTATTGGAATATTGGTATTTTACCTGTCCCCACAGGATCGACATTTATTTTCATGGATCAGTTTAACGACTTAATCAGGTCAATCATCATCGTCATCATCGTCATTACCATGAGTGACCAAACCAAAAATTTCATGGATCAGTGTTCCATCCGCTTTGCACTCACGCAAAACAAATTTAAAAGCAACTTCACCATCAACAGGATTTCCATCTTTATCCATGTAATAGATTTCAGAATAATCCCCACCATTCGGTGTTTCACCTTCAACACGTTCAAAAGATGCCATAATTCACCACCTAATTCAAAATGTATTGTTCAAGAATCTTTGTTCTGTTAGGGAAAGTTTTCTTAAACCATTCGTTTCTTCTGGTATACATAGCTACAGATTCAGCAAGATCTTCTGCATTTGCGTTTTCACCATATTTTGTTGGTGATTTCTTTCCAGATATAGCAAGATCTTGTGACATAGCTGTTGTCCATTCCACATCATCACAAAATCTGACACCACTTGCAGTTTTAGTATTTTGGTCAATAACATGTCCAATTTCATGACATAAGGTGTCAACAAGGTATTCATCATCATGATAATTAGATCTGTAGAATGTAACACCACTGCTTCCACCTGTGGCATAAGACCTTGTGAAATCTTTATATTTTTGCCTAAACACTTTATCCTGCGGATTGTAATAATCAAGTACTTGTATCTTTTTAGGTGATTTTTCCCTGATTCCTTCCGGTACTTTTTCCCATGCTTTAGCTAATTGTTCAGGTGTTAAAGTTTGCTTCTGTTTATTCATGCCAACAGGGAATTCAAATTCTTTTCCTTCTGGTGTAACATAAACATTAACTTCCGCAATTCGTTTATAACCACCTGCAGTTCCATCACCAAGTTTAGAATTTCTTCTGTAAACCTTATATTCACCACCAGAAGTTTTAAAAGCTGTTGTTGCAGATTCCAGATTTTTCTTGTTCTGAAACGCTTCTTTCAGGTTAGCAAGTTCTTTTTCTTCTTGTCTTGTGATCCTTAATAACTCACGCTGTTCTTTGTCAACATCGTTTAATCTCTTTCGTAAATCATCAAGACCAATTTTATTCGCTTCCCTATATTTTTCAATGTCATCCCAATTTGATAATGCGTCTTTGACATCAACCAGTCTATTCTGTTTCTTCCACCTGTTTTCATAAACAAAGTTTTCAAAATCTTTTCTTTCCTGTCTCCACTTTTGTCTTGCATCATCATATTTTTGATAACATTTTTCCCAATCTTCAGGTGAAAGACTGTCTTCATCATCAGGGAAGAAATCGTCCCTGATTGGTCTTGGATTTTTGTCCATCCAACCATCAAGATCATCTTCTAATTTATCTATTTCAGACTGTAATTTATCCCTTTCCAGAATAAGATTATCCTTTGATGTAAATTCATCATATCTTGAATAACCTTTCTTTTCACCTGCTTTTATCAGATCACGATCCTTTTCATATTCTTTTTTAAGATCATCAAGACGCTTTTGATTATCAAGAACAATCTTTTCTTTGTCTGCAATCTGCTGTGATAATGTATCAGGGATCTGCAGATACTTCTGTTTAAATTCTTCAAAATCCTTGGTTTTATCCAGACCAAAATAGTTTGCACGATCCTGCAATTCTTTCAGTTCTTCTTCATCCAATGCCCATCTTGGACGCTTCAGCAACTGACACCTACAGTTAATGACCTGTTTTGCAGATCCACCAATGGAAGGTGCTTTCATGTGTTCACCACCAACCAAGAAATCTTCATCCCATTCCCTTAACTGACCATCAGCAACCTGATGATCCGGTCTGGTTCTGTCATCCAATGTTGCGTCCCACTGTTTGACCAGATCGCACCCCTGCTTGATCGCTTCATCACCTGCATCCAGTCTTCCCTGCTGATTGATCCGGTTCCCTTCTGTCCTGACGATCCGCATAGCGTCAGATCTGGAAATATCAAAGCACCTTTGAACAGTTAACGAATCAGCAACTTCAATCCATGATTTACCAGAAGCAATTCCCCTTGTACATTCCAAAGCAATCTGTTTCTTCAGTGTCCTGATATTCTGGACAGTCAGTCCCTGCTTCATGTAGTAGGACTGTGACAGCTTGGACTTGGTCTGGACTGCCCTGACAACCTTCTTGGGATCTACTGGTGTGGTGATGGGGATCCCCTGCTTTTCAAACTCATACATGGATCCTACATATCCATTCACATACGATCCTTCAAAGAATTCGTTGACTGACTGATAACTGTTGGTCTGCAAGTCATTCAGCACACCATCAATTTCTTTCAGCAGTTCCTTCTGATATTTCTGCTGATGGATGACTGTCTGCAGGTTCGGATCATTCATCTTCTTCCTTGCGTTCAGATTCCGGATCTTTTCCTGACAGTCCTTCTTTGCTTTCTTATACGCTGATTCAAGGTCTTTCAGTGCTTTCTGTTCATCAGATAACTGCGCTTTGATCGTTTCCTGTTCAAACGACTTCAACAGGATCACCACCTTCATCATCAGGGACAGCGTTATCCAGTGCAGTCTGCGCTTCCTGCAGATCCGTCTGCGCTTCTTCCGGATCAGGAAGTTTGTCCTTGATATTTTCATAATCAATATCAAGGATTTCACAGATGGTCTGGATTATGGTTTCATTATCCAAGACACCCTGCAGATTAAGAATGGTGTTGACCTGCACCTGCTGTTTCTCTGCGTCTGTCTTTTCAATCTGCGCATTGTCTGAAGCATTGGTCATGATTTCCCTTGTGAAATCAAACCAAACATCCTGTGGATCATAATCTGTTCCATCCACCCTGTTAATTTCCTGCAGGACAACATCAATGATCTGCTTCAAGAAACGCTTCAAACGGATCTCTAACTTGTTGCACTTCAAGTCAAGCAGTGCATATCTGGACTTGATGACCACATTGGTGATATTTCCATCACCAAGCTGTGCAGAATTAAATCCCATTCCGAATCTATAGATATTCCTTTCATCCACTTCCATCTTGGTCTGTCTTGCCTGATATGGGATGTCAACAGTGTGGACTTCCAGACCACCAGATCCATCAACACCAATCATTTTCTTGGTCTTCAGGTTCTTCTGCAGTTCTTCCAGATTGTCCCCTTGGAAACCTTTAACAACATGGATCGGATAATCAAAGTCCACCAAGTTATTAGACAGACCGCAGGACATCATGTCATAATCATCAATCAGATCCTTAATAGGTCTTAGACCGGATACCTGCTTCCTGTTATTATCCAGTCTGAAGAATGGGATGAAACCAAAATTGTCATAGTACGTGTTAGGATCCCCTTCCTTCCGGTAAATCACATGTGGTCTTGGATTGATCGCTTCCTTGTCATCCTTAATCAGTTTTCCATCAGATTCCTGAACATAGAATGTGACCTGATCCTTGTCCCATACCTGAATCCGCTTGATCTTCTTATCTGATTTAGCGATCCTGTCCACATACCAATAGATCACATACCTGCATCCATCATCTGTTTCTTTTTCCCTGATTTCCACCACACCCTGACAGTCTGCGTGTTCAAAGTGCAGTCTTTCATCCTGACCTTCATAGGCATACATGTAGGAAAAACCAGAAGCAACAGTATCAGTCAGGACTTCCATCAGTTCCGATGTAAATTCTTCATCAAAGTATTCATCCAGTCTTTCCTGCAGTTTGGGATCATCTGACCGTATGAAGACACCAGATTCATTGGATAGCATGTATTGGACTTCCTGATCCACCAGTTCAGTAAAGAAGGGATGACTGATCCTGATATTGGATCTGTTTACATCTTCCACCAGATCCCCATCACTGTTGAAGTAAAACATCCTATACTGCAGAATATCATGGGATCCTTCATAGTATCGCTGTCCCACTTCTGCAAGACGTTTCTTCAGGGATGTCCTGTCTTCCTGCATGAAATATTTAATCTCTGATTCTGTTAACATGTGTCACCCCCTTTCTAATAGATCCACGTTGATCCGGTGATATAGTCTTCAAGCGCATAGCGCATTGCGTCCATCAAGTGGTTGAAGTCATCAATGGGAATATTCAGACGCTTACCAAACTTGTCTGTGTTCCAAGTATAGTTAGATATTTCAGTAACAAAATTGACACACCTTGGATGTACATGGATCTTCAGATCCTGAATCCACTGGATTCCGTTCTTGATACTGTCCTTCCCCTTCTTCGCACCCTTAATACGCAGGTGATGGACGTTATGCAGTTCATCAATCGACTTGGGTTCAGCAGAATCTGCAGTGATCTTCTCTTTACCATATCCGCTTTTCTTAATTAATCCTGCTATCCTTTGGTTTGATAGTCCGGTTTGATAGATTTCATCATATACAAACAGGTCTTTAGACTGCAGATCCAGATAACAAACAATGTATGCAGATGGATCATTAGTATAACCAAAGTCCAGACCAGTGCAGGTCTTCAGGGAAGGATGTTCTTTCCGGATCTGTTCAATGGTGAATGGTTCTTCTGTCCAGTTATCATAAACAACACCTTCAACAATCCCCCAACCACCAAGACCTGCAACCTTGTATCTTCTCGGATTGTTGACCTTCATCCTTTCAAACACCTGCAGGTCAGCTTCATCCAACCATTCATTGCATTGATAATTGGTGGTGATCGCAAGGATTTCAGGATCCTTCACATCGAAAAACCTTGATTTGATCCAGTGTCTTTCGTTCCATGGATTGAATGTCAGTGTGATCTGCTTCCACAGACCATCAGGACATTCACCCCTGATCGATTCATCAAGCATATCAAAATCTTCTTCTGACATGATTTCATATGCTTCTTCAATCCACATCCAACATAAGACCCCTGTTCCAACAGTGATGGATGTTACCTTCAAAGGATCATCCAGTCCCCTGAACAGGATCTTCTGACCTGTGGGAAGATATGTTGCTTCAAGCGGTGACAGCGTAAACTGCCACAGATAATCAGTCCCCAATCTATGGACTGCCCACTTCAGATCTGTCCAACATGAATCCTTCAAGGTTCTGAAGGTTTTCCGGATCACTAAAGCGTTTGCTTCCTTGTATCGTTGCATGTTGTAGATAATCCATAATGCTGTGGTCTTGCTTTTCTTTGATGCCCTGCTTCCTTTACAGATCCGGTATCTTCCTTTGAAATTCCAGAATGTCTTGTAACCTTTGCCAATAATGTCAGGAAGGTAAAACTGCTTTGTTTTCATCAAACACCCCTTCCCTATATGCAGTGCAGTCCTGACACCTGTGTGTGACAGTCAGACCCAAGGTTAAACATGAATGTCTATACATGCAGTAACCAACAACAAATCTGGAATAATTCCCATCAATCAACTGATATGGTTCATCCTGTGGCACAATCTGTCTATGTGCTTCCTTCCTGCGCTTTCTGTATGCCTTGATCCGCTTCTTCTGCGCTTTAGTCCTCAAGATCCAGATCACCCCCATACACAGGGATCATAACATTCAGTGTTGCACTGTTATCCAGAACACCCTGCATCTTTGCCAATAGATTGATTGCTTTGATCCTGTCTGCCTGTGATGGTCTTTTCTTCTTGGTCACAGCTTCAGACACACCATCACCACAACCTTCAACCACAATCACTTCTTCTTCAGATTCCCCACGCAGGATGGAAGTCAGGACTTCCTGCATTTCCCTTGCGTCTGAAATGTTCTGGTTCTTGATTTCACCTGACAGTTCCTTGATCCTTGTCTGAATTTCAACATTCTTCAACAGACGCTGTCCTGCACTGTATGCTGTCTTTTCTGAATACCCTGCGCTGATCGCTGACTGTGTAGCGTTTCCAAGTTTTGAATATTCCTGACAGAAACGTTCCTGTCTATCAGTCATACCTGACCCCCTTTCCTGCATTAAAAAAGCAGACACACAAGTGTCTGCACCACAATCGATGTCTGCAACCAGTGTCTGCTTTTCTGCAAATTTTACCACTATCATTGTATGATAGTGGTAAAACACATACAAATATTACATTGTCACATTTTGTCATATTGTTTCAAAGCGTCTGAATGTCTGTTTCTGGTGTATCCATAAGACCAACACATTTCCACAGCACATTCCTTCAGCGTCAGATCATCAATATAAATCAGATACAAAATCTTTTGCAGATCTGGATCCTGCATCAAATGGATCTTATCAATGCAGGAAACCTTCCAAGACAACCAAGACATTTCAAGTTTTTGCAGGATCTTCTGCGCTGTCTCAATCTTTATCATGGTATCAAGCATTGGATCAGCAGATCCGGATGTCTGGACTGCTTCCTTGTCATAACTTATTGCAGTGACACCAGACATTGATGATCTTAATTCTTCAATATAATACTTCTGTTCTTCAACTTTATCATGAAGTTTCTTGATGTATTCCAATTCTTCTTGTGCTGTCACTAATATTTCTCCACTGATAATTAAAGTTGTTCTTGCTGTGTTCTTGGTGCTTCACCCCACCAAGAACACCTGAAAAGCACGTATTTAAGCCAAAAAACGGCATTTCTGTTCTTGGTGTTCTTGCTGTCCTATCTACTTCTATATATTATTTATTTTTATACCTTGCATACATACACTTAATTTTAAAATATATAAAAAGAAGAAAGTACCAAGAACACCAAGAACACCAAGAACAGACCACCAGAAAAGCACGTATTTAAGCCAAAAACCGCTGTTCTTGGTGCTGTTCTTGCTTGTTCTTGTTTACTGTAAACCTGTCACCATCCACACAGATTACATCCCCAAGATGTACATGGACTGACCGGACACTGCTGACGATTTCATAACCTATCCCACCATCCCAAGTCCTGAACACTTCAGTCCGATCCCACAACCACCTTGGAAATGGATCCTGACCCACAATGATCTTAGTCATCCTTCACCTGCACCAGTTTGATCCCTGTGGTTTGATAGATATATTCCTGCATATCCCTGACTGAATCTGCTGATTCTTCGAATTGGTGATACAGTTCAATCACAGCTTCGGCAAATTCTGGAAGACGCTTCTTGATCCCCCAACCATATTTATCATGCAGGACTTTGATGGGAAGACCTAACATCATAGCAAACACAGATCCCACAGCATCAGAACAGTTATGTTTCAGTCCATCCTGATAACCTTTTTGATACATTTTCTGCAGTTTTTCATCAAAATTTGAATATTTTGGTACAAAAACTGCGTTTTTTGTATTCATTCTGCGCTGTTTTCTATTCATTTTGTTATTTCCTTTACATAGGGAAGATCCTTCAGGATGTCCACAAAAATGTTCCATTCATCCAGTTTATGTCCGGTTCTCTGTCTGATAATAGTCATCACAGTTTCATAGTTCATCATCACAGTTCTTCGCTGATTATAGGAAGAAGGAAGCAACTGAATCATCTGCCACCAGAAATTTTTGTCCTTGTGTGTCTTGAACATGGATCTGTAGTAATTGATCTCATCAATAACTTCCTGCAGTAACCGGATCGACTGACCGAACATTTTATCATGACTGAAGTCATCAAGGATCAGATCCCTGCTGTCCAACTTGTGCATGGTAGAACAACTATTAGCCACAGTCCCGATCTTGTAAGTGTCGAATTCCTTCCACCAGTAAAGCGGTGCGGTGATGTCCATATACACTGTAATCATTCGTAAATATTTGCGGTGTTCTGATCCACCCTTGTACAACCTGCGCATCAGATCCAGATCATTCTGACCAATAATAAAATGTCCAAAGGTTTCATGGTAACTGTCAGACCTGTCCCATGAATTCATGGGATTCCGCATCCCCCTGATAGCAGGTTCAAAACCTGTCACATCAATATTTTCAACCTTAATCATCGTTCAACCTTTCTTCGATATACTCAATATTGTCTTCCAAACCTTTAATCTTTTCCTGCAGGTATTCCACAACCTGCAGGAATTTTTCTCTGTCTTCCGCTTTAGACCAGTTCATCAGGACATCAATGTCTTTGTGTTTTGCAGGAAAAAAGTTATCCACAGAAACAGACCACTTATCAGCGATCAGCAAATCCATCATTAGATGTCACCTTCCTTTCTATGCAGACTGTGGTCAGCGTCAAAACCTTCAGGATATCTTTCAATCAGTTTCTGGATATTGGTCATCATCACATCATCCAGATCCAGACCAAGAACAGTACACAATTCAGCGATAAACCACAGCAGATCACCTATTTCCTTTTCCACATGTCGCAGATCCCATTCATGCCCCTGATAAACCTTCTGGTAAATAGCGTGAATTTCACCCATTTCAGACACCATCCCATGCAGTGCATGTAATTCTGTCTGTTCAGAATCCAGATCACCATTCATTGTCCTGCTTGCTAACTTCTGATATTCGTTTCCAGTCATTCTTCCCCCTTCCGTCTTCACAGACCAGATGGATCTGTGTCAGATCATAACCACTGTTCTTCAGCTTGGTTGTCAATTCAACAAATTCCTTCCAGTCTCTTATCCATGTATCCTTACTCATTACACTTTTCCCATAAATCCAACAACCTGTGTAACTGGTCATCTTCAACAGACCCTGCCCTGTCCAGATACCACTTTGCTTTTTTCAGGTCTTCCTGACCATTCTTGTTCTTATATCTCCACATGTACTTAAACGCATTACACAGACAGAAGTTCCTGACAGCCACAGATCCAAAGACCGCTTCCATCACATCGATACATTCAAGACTGCATGTGTCTGCGTAATGTGTCGGATGATCGACCGGATCATCAGCAGGCTGATAGTGACAAAACGAATAACAGTCTTTGCAGGGTTCTTGTGTACTATATAATTCTTCGTATTTACAAGTGTTGCATCCTTTTTCACTCATATCTTCATTCCTCACAAATATCAACAATATGTTCACACAACTGCGCAGGGATCACGCTTCTTTCCTTGCTTCCCTTCAGTCCCTGTGTTCCGGTCTTAGCACCTCTTGGTGCTTTGGTGTGGCAAGGATCCCCATTTTTGCACATCGGTTTGAATTTAGGATCAGGATGGTTTGTCCAGATGTCTGTTGGTTTCATCCTTGTGTCACCATACTGACAATAGGTCACAGTGTATCTTGGGATACCCTGCATCCATTTCATTTTCCGCATCCCACCCCTTGGATTTTCAATAAAAAAGTATTTTGGTTTCAGTTCCCTGATTAACTGCAGAACGTTCTGATCTACTTGGTCACAGAATTTTGCGTATTCGCTGACCGGATCCAGATTTCCAGTTTCAGGATCTTTCTTCCTGTGGTGACTGATCCCTGCAATACTAAATGTTCTGCAGTCAGGACTTGCCCAAATCACATCAGGCACACCAAACGCTGATCTGATCTGATCTGATCTGATCTGATCTGATCTGACCAATGTCAGCATACATGTCAATGTTGTCAAATGTTTTATCCCACTCTACAGAAAAACTTCATGTCCCCTTGCTTCAAATGCTTTCCCAATGCTTCTTGTCCCTGCGAACAGTTCCAACACTTTCATAAATCACCTTCGTCTTCATAAACCGTCATGATATAAATGTCATCGATATCATGCTCGTCAAAATTAGCTTCAGCTTCAGCTTCTGAATCTGCTTCAATGTAACCTTCAAACGTTCCTTCCACGTAGTATCTACTCATTCGCTGTCACCTCATTCTTCGCCAAATTTCATCTGCTTGTTCTTTTCCATGTTTTTTACAATCTTTTTTGTATTCGATCCATTGATAGATTGGAAGAATCAGCATCGCACCAACATATCCAATACCTAAAAAACATAAAACATCAGTTAAAATGTCACCTGTGATCGGTAT